ATTCCTCGACTGATCGTCTAGATTACACCCGGCTCGACGGAGTCGTCTCCGCATCAATCCACCAATCCCTTTCTGAACATACATGTTCATACACGGTTCAATGGCAATGGTGCGATCCGTCTTATAGTTCTTCGGCACAGTAACAATGCGATTGCCGGGTACGATTTTACAGTACCCGACTCCCTCCTCACCTAAATCGGTGAGACACTGTTCCCAGTGTGGATTGTAGCAAATCGCTACGTTCGCAAGGGTCGCACAGCCGATTGTTGTCTCCGGGTTACCGGAGTATTTGAAAGCTGCATCCGACATGCGTCGGGGTAGTCGTGTGCTTGCACCCGGCCCCCAGCCCATATCCTTTGCTGCCGCGTCCCAATCAAAACGCCCCAGTATCTTAGCAGCAACTTTACGAGCCAGAAGAAGTTCTGACTCGTAGGGACCAGAAAGGCCCCAAACTGCTAGACGCTGGTTTGTCTCATAACAGAGACGCTCCGCTTCGTGGAACCTTTCCCACGTCAAACTCACCTTAGCAGCACTGACCTTGCCATCGTCGAACTTCGACAGGATTTCGCCTAATAAATAGGTCGAGCCTGCCGTTGTAAGTCCGTCGGACAAATCAGGACTGTTTCCCCCTGGGACCCCTGGACTCTGGACATCGAGCCCAAGGATATCTCCGAGGGAGGTGTGTAACCGTTTGAGTGGAAAGCGGATTTCGACAACATTAGCAGCCCGTAGGCCGCCAGGAGTGACACTAGCCATAGGAAGATCCTCATAGCAAGAATCCCTGTAGGGACTCCCAAGAGCAAAGAAGAGACCCCGCCGTAAGACTGGGCGGGGCCAACGTTCGACCGGTGATTAAGCCGGTTAGCCGTAGAACGGTTCAAGGTTCTCGACCGACGTTTTCATGCTTGCAAGGCCAAGAGTATTGACCACGTATGCAAGCAGGTCCTTCTTTTCCTGTAGCGTGGACTGTTGGCTCAGGTTCAAAATGACCTGGGCGCTATTCACACGGACCACAGAAGTAACACCGTCCGCCGTAGCCTCCACGGGCTGAGAAAAGCCCATGAAAATACGGTTCGCACCTGTTGCACTTGCAGGCTCACGAACTTCGTGAGTAATATAACGATATCCTGCAGGGGTGATAGAGGTACGATCTGCCCACTTGACGACATTGGCTTTACGGCCGCTGAAGTTAAAAGTATGAGCAGCGGGGGTGGCAGCACCGTCATTAACGGTAAGAGCGGCGATAGCCGGCATTTAAAAGCTCCTAGAGCTGAGTTAACTTACGTGACATACAGGAGAAATTCCTGCATGTTATTAACGGGTTTAACCCCGTTTACCACCGAAGACCTGGGCAAGTAAAGCCAGGCCGTTGGCCATGTGAGTCAAACTCCGCGGGTCCCGAAAACTGGGCCACTGCGGGAACGGTACAGACGTAGGACAAGAGCGTTCCAAAAGAACGGTTGACTTACGCCCCGTATACTCTCCCGTAAAGACGTACGTGTCCAATGAACGAACAACAGTCTTCGAAAGAGACGTTGCAGTTATCTCGGCTCTTACGAGCTTAGAGACACTTACATACGTGTGAGCTCCATCATAACCCAACATCGCATCAAGCGACGAGAGGTAATCGCCGACTTTAAAACCCCAGTCGACTACGAAGCTAAACGGAACCAATTCCCATGCTATAAGCAAGGGGTTGGTCAGACCGAGGGAGGTAAACGACTGCAATAGCTCGTTTGCAGGAGCCGCGTCAATTCTGACGAAGCACCCCTGCATCCCTTTTAACTCAACCTTCTGAGCGTGAGATAGGACCGTAGGACTGTTGTTGTACAAAGCAGTCTGTTCGAGTTTCTCTTTAGCGCTCCCTTTACCGGTCACTAACCAGTGATCCTGCGGCCGCCTGGTAAGGGCTTCCGTAGCTCCATAGATATCGGAGAGTAGAGGCTTCCAGCCGTACTGTAGTTCCAACCACTGTTTAACAGAGTTGGATCCATTAGGCTTTCGAGATGGGGTCACCCCCAGTCGTCTCATTGCTTCTTTCCACCGACCCTTTCTAAGGGCACGGTAGGCTTGGGCGAGACGTATTGCAGTATCACCTAACAGACGGGCAGTCATATCAGCTTCGGCAAAAGCCTGGCCAAGATTTATGTCCGATCGTTTCATCTTCAAACGTGCCTTTATAAGCGCAGTATTGTATAGATTCGACGACACACCGCTAGGAACCGTGACCGCGTTGTAGCATGCGGTACCACCAACAATACCACCAGCAGCCAAAACATACCCGTCGTACTTAGTACGAACGAGATTGGCTCCGGTAACGTTGTGAGTGGCAACCATAAGTGCATTACCTGGCCCACGGTCGTAACGTTCACGAGAGAAAGTGTAAGCGGTCGGAGGAATCCAACCCTTAGGCTTGTGGCGAGAAGCACCAGTCCGCGTTTCAACTGCCTTTTGGCAGTCTGACGTGAACACGGTGGAGGGTGACCCCGTTTTAGGAGTCTGAGTACATGACCC